AAATATAAAGATGAACTTGCTGTAAACGGTGATTTATCATATCTTAATTTAGACTGGAAACCAGTTCCTATTATACCGAAATTTGTAGATATAATAGTTAATGGTATGTCTCAAAGAATTTTTGATATAAAAGCATTTGCTCAAGATCCTGAGTCATTAAAGCAAAGAACAAAATACGCAGACGCTATAATGCGTGATATGTATGCTAAAGAAATGATACAGGCTACTAAAGAAGCTACAGGTTTAAATTTCTTTAATAGCGCTGATCCTAATAATATTCCTGAAACTCAAGAAGATTTAGACTTACATATGCAGTTAAGTTATAAGCAGTCTATAGAAATTGCAGAAGAAGAGGCTATTGACAACGTATTACAAGCTAACAAATATGAGTTAGTTAAAAGAAGATTAATAGAAGATTTAACAGTAATAGGTATAGGTGCAACAAAAACTAATTTTAATTTAGCAAATGGAATTGATATTGACTATGTTGATCCTGCTAATCTAGTATATTCTTACACAGAAGATCCAAATTTTGAAGATATATACTATGTAGGTGAGGTTAAATCAATGAGTTTAGTAGAAGTAAAAAAACAATTTCCATGGTTAACTGATCAAGAGTTAGAAAAAATAGAAAAATATCCTGGTGATGCTAATTACACTAGAAACTTTTATGCTCAACAAGATTCTTATAATCAAGTTCAGGTATTATATTTTGAATATAAAACATATAGTAATCAAGTTTTTAAAATAAAACAAACTGAGCAAGGTTTAGAAAAAGCATTAGAAAAGCCAGATACTTTTAATCCTCCATCTAATGATAATTTTGAAAGAGTTGGTAGAGCTATAGAAGTTTTATATACAGGTGCTAAAATACTAGGTCATGATATGATGTTAGAGTGGAAACTATCAGAAAACATGACTAGACCTAATGCTAATGTTAGTAAAGTTAACATGAATTATTGTATATGTGCTCCTAAGTTGTATAAAGGTATGATTGAATCTACAGTAAGTCGTATTACAGGTTTTGCTGATATGATTCAATTAACACATTTAAAGCTACAACAAGTGTTATCTCGTATGGTTCCAGATGGGGTGTTTGTAGATGTTGATGGTTTAGCTGAAGTTGATTTAGGTAATGGTACTAACTATAACCCCGCAGAAGCATTAAATATGTATTTTCAAACCGGTAGTATTGTTGGTAGATCAATGACTCAAGAAGGTGATATAAATAGAGGTAAAGTACCTATTCAAGAATTACAAACGTCTTCAGGTGGACAAAAAATAGCTAGCTTAATACAAACTTATCAATATTATTTACAAATGATAAGAGACGTGACCGGATTAAACGAAGCTACAGATGCCAGTACTCCTGATGTAAAAGCGTTAGTAGGTTTACAAAAAATCGCAGCAGCTAATTCTAACACAGCTTTAAGACATTTGATGAAAGCTAGTTTATATTTAACATTAAGAGTGTGTGAAAACATTTCATTAAGAATAGCAGATGTTCTTCAATATCCTTTAACTAGAGCTGCTTTAATAGATTCTATATCTGCATACAATACAGGTACATTAGAAGAGTTACAAGAAAAAAGTTTACAAGACTTTGGTATATTTTTAGAATTAGAACCAGACGAAGAGCAAAAAGCACAGCTTGAACAAAACATACAAGTTGCTTTAGCTTCTGGTGGTATAGATTTAGACGATGCTATAGATATTAGACAAGTTAAAAATTTAAAACTAGCTAATCAATTACTAAAGCAAAAACGTAAAAAGAAATTAGAAAAAGATCAAGCAGCTCAACAAGCTAATATACAAGCTCAAGCTGCTGCTAATGCCCAAGCTGCTGAACAAGCAACATTAGCTGAAATGCAGAAAAGACAAGCATTAGCTGAAACTGAAGTTCAAATAGAACAAGCTAAATCTCAATTTGAAATACAGCGTATGCAAACTGAAGCTAGTATTAAAAAAGAATTAATGGCTGAAGAGTTTAATTACAATATGCAGTTAGCTCAAATTAAAGCAGATGCAGAAGGAAGAAAAGAACAAGAAATAGAAAACAGAAAAGATAAAAGAATTAAAATGCAAGGTACGCAAGAATCTCAATTAATACAGCAAAGACAAAATAATGCTTTGCCTACTGATTTTGAATCTGCTGGTTTTGATTCTTTAGGTGGTTTTGATTTAGAACAATTTGAACCTAGATAAAACTATTTATTAATTATTTAATTATATTATATTATGTCAGAAACTAAAACAAATGAACCTGTTAAACAAGAAGGTGACTTTAAAATTAAAAAGAAAAGAGTACCTAAAAAATTAACAGTTCCAGAAGAAACAGTTAAAATTGATTTAGCAGCTCAAAAAAAAGCAGCAGAACCAATTAAAGTTGATTTAACTAAAACAGAAGAAAAAGATGCCGTTCAAAAGCAAGAAACAGAGAGCAGCGTGTTACGCGAAGAAGGATCCGAGGTGGGATTGCAAGAAGTGGGACAAACACACGAAGGGACCGCTGAGAATGTTATTGAAGAAATACCAGTAACTGAAGAAGAAAAAGAAACAAAAGAAAAACCTGAGCCGATAAAAAAAGTAGAAGCTCCGGTAAAACAGTTACCTGAAAATGTAGAAAAACTAGTTTCATTTATGGAAGAAACTGGAGGAACGGTAGAAGATTATGTAAGATTAAATGCTGATTATGAAAATATTGATAATGAAGCATTGTTAAGAGAATATTATAAAAATACTCGTCCACATTTAAGCTACGATGAAGTTAACTTCTTAATGGAAGATAATTTTAAAGTAGATGAAGATGTAGATGAAGAACGCGAAGTTAAAAAGAAAAAATTAGCGTTCAAAGAAGAAGTTGGAAAAGCTAAAAGCTATTTAAACGATTTAAAAAGCAAGTACTATGATGAAATCAAGTTGAGATCAAATGTAAATGCTGATCAACAAAAAGCTATAGATTTTTTCAACCGATACAACGAAGATCAGAAAACACTATCTAAACAAAGAGAGGTTTTTCAAAAAGTAACTAAAGATACTTTTACTGATGAATTCAAAGGTTTTGATTTTAAAGTAGGTGATAAAAAATTTAGGTACGGAGTAAGAAATCCTAACGAAATAGTGGAAAATCAAACAGATATTACAAACTTTGTCGAGACGTTCTTAGACAAAGATGGCATGTTAGTTGATCCACAAGGATACCACAAAGCCATGTATGCTGCAAGGAATTCTGATACTATTGCAAAACATTTTTATGAGCAAGGAAAAGCGGATGCTACTAAAGAATTAGTTGCTAAAACTAAAAACTTAAGTACTGAACCTAGAAAAGAAAGCTCAGGAGATGTTTTTGTTAAAGGACTCAAAGTTCGCGCAATAAGTGGCTCTGATGCTTCAAAACTTAGAATAAAAACAAGGAAATTTAACAATTAAAACTAATTAAAATGAGTTTAACTCCACAATTTGGGTCTATTATCCCATCACAAAAACAAGAGTTACTTAATAGTAACTACTTACAGTGGACTGATAAGGCAGGTAATGATTTTGTTGACTTTGCGCAGCAATATTTACCAGAAATCTACGAACAAGAAGTTGAGCGTTATGGAAACAGAACGTTATCAGGTTTCTTGAGAATGGTAGGTGCTGAAATGCCTATGACGTCTGACCAAGTAATTTGGTCTGAACAAAATAGATTACACATTGCATATGACGGTGTTGCTATCGGAAATGGTGCAGGTGTAAATACTATTACAATTACTGTAACAGCTACAGTAAAAAACGTAGTATCTCCTAAGAGTACTATCGTTATTATGGATGACGCTGGTAAAGAAATCAAAGCTTATGTATCTGCTAGTAACACTGCTACAGGTGTATTAAACGTTCTTCCTTACACAGCTGCTGATTTACAAGGATTTGCTGCAACTGGTAAAATCTTTGTTTATGGTTCTGACGTACAAAAAGGTCAGTCTGTAAGCAATGCTCCAGACGCTGCAGGTGCTGTAACTGGTGATCAATACATCAGTGTTGATCCTGCTTTCACACAATTCTCTAACTCACCAATCATTATTAGAAGCAAGTACGTTGTATCTGGTTCTGATACTGCACAAATCGGTTGGGTTGAAGTTGCTACTGAAGACGGAACATCTGGATATTTATGGTATCTTAAAGCTGAGTCTGAAACAAGACTTAGATTTGAAGATTACTTAGAAATGTCTATGGTTGAAGGTGAATTATCTAAAAATGGTGGTGCTGCTATTAAAGCACTTACTAAAGGTACACAAGGTTTATTTGCTGCTATCGAAGATAGAGGTAATGTAAACGTTGGATTCACTGCTGCTGCTGGTATTGATTCATTCGATGCTATTCTTAAAAACTTAGATACTCAAGGTGCTATTGAAGAAAACATGCTTTTCTTACAAAGACAAACAGCTTTAGATTTTGATGATATGTTAGCTAATATATCTGGAGGCTATGCTGGTGGTACTGCATTTGGTTTATTTGAGAACTCTGAGGAAATGGCATTAAATTTAGGTTTCTCTGGATTCAGAAGAGGTTCTTATGACTTCTATAAAACTGACTGGAAATACTTAAACGATGCTTCTACTAGAGGTGCTATGGACGGTGTTAGTTCTATTGAAGGTGTATTAATACCTGCTGGAACATCTACTGTTTATGATCAGATTCTTGGTACAAACATTAGAAGACCTTTCTTACACGTAAGATATAGAGCTTCTCAAGCTGATGATAGAAGAATGAAGTCTTGGCTAACTGGTTCAGTTGGTGGGGCATTTACTTCTACTCTTGATGCTATGGAAGTTAACTTCTTATCAGAGAGATGTCTTGTAACTCAAGGTGCTAACAACTTTGTATTATTCAAAGGAGTGTAAGTACTTGAAATAAGGTAAGGGCGCTTCGGCGCCCATATACCTTTAACTTATTTAATTATATTATATTATGGAAAAAAATAAAAAATCAGAGGTGGTTGAAAAACCTATTAAGGTTAATCCACCTAAAAAAGAAGTTAAACCTTCTTGGGAAATAAAAGATAGAAGATATTACTTAAATGATAATAAAGAACCATTAACATTTACAATACCTTCTAAACATACTAGAAAACACTCGTTACTTTATTTTGACGCTGAGTCAGGTAAACAAAGAGAACTTAGATATGCTACTAATCAAGATTCTCCTTTTGTAGATGAACAAAAAGGTGAAGCAACTTTAGGTCATATAATTTTTAAAGATGGAGCATTAATGGTTCCTAAAGAAAAACAAAATCTTCAAAAGCTTTTATCATTATATCATCCGTTAAGAAACAAAATGTATTCAGAGTTTAACGCTGTAGAAGAAGCTACTGATGAACTACAATTATTAAGCCTTCAAGTTGATGCTTTAAATTTAGCTAGAGAAATTGATATTAATTTAGCAGAAGCAATATTAAGAGTTGAAGTAGGTTCTAAAGTTAATGAGATGTCTTCAAAAGAATTAAAAAGAGATTTATTAATTTTTGCAAGAGCTAATCCTATATTATTTATGGAGTTAGTAAGAGATGAAAATGTTCATCTTAGAAACGTTGCAATTAGAGCAACTGAAGCAGGGATTATAAAATTATCTCAAGATCAAAGATCATTTAGTTGGGCTTCTAATAATAGAAAACTAATGAATGTTCCTTTTGATGAAAATCCTTATTCAGCAATGGCTGCTTTCTTTAAAACAGATGAAGGAGTAGAAATTTACAAGTCTATAGATAAAAAACTCTAAAAACATGTAATAATAATAATTGTAAAGAACGCGCAAGTGACTATAAGGACCAGCTAGTGCAAACTGTGTGTGAGAGCGGTCCGTGCAGATGTTAATCGTGGGCTTTACAAGACAGCAAAGAGATGAGCTCGCCTCCTCCCTTACATTCCCACCCAGGTGGGAGCGTAATAGGAAGCGGACTCATCCCCCTGGCCGTTTTAAAAATAAGATTAAATGGCAATAAATGTAGATAAAGTTTACAAAACAGTCTTACTTATAATCAACAAAGAACAAAGAGGTTATTTAACTCCAGACG